CTCAACGTCAATCAGAAACTGGCGCAAGCCCTCAACATGCAGGACTTCGATTCAGCCCCGACCTTATCCTGCACATCGGTCTCGCACGACGACGGTCCGGCGCTGCAGCGGGCGATTAACTATGCGGCACAGGTGGGCGCTCCCGGCGAACCATCGGGACCACCAGACAGTCCGCCGCCGCCATCGGCTAACGGCACGTATGGCTTCGCGGGCGGCGTCGTCAGCATGCGAAACAGCAGCACGTGTTACGTCAATTCGATCCAGTCGCAGGTGAACGGAGTGATCCTGCCGCTCACTCCCTACGGTCTGAAGATCCAGGGCAACGGCAGTCATCTGATTCTCAATCCGGCGCTCAGTAGCAACGTTCTGCTCTCAACCCCTCCGGACTACGCCGGCGGCGCTGGTTTCGACAGCGCGACCACGCCGGTCTATTTTTATACCGGGAACCTCCCGGCATATTCTTCGTCAATCCAGCTCGCCACGCCTTCCGACTGTGCGAACTTCAAGCCGAGTGACCCGATCTGGATTCGTGGCGGCTACGGCAAACAATCGGAAAACAATGGGGAACTGAACCGGGTGAAGAGTTGCGATGCGACGGCCGGAATTCTTTACCCTTACTGGAATACGGCAAAGCCTTATATACCCGGTGGCAGCGCAACTCCCTGGACCCCTGGCGCGGCTCACACCGCGGGTCAGACCATTCGCGTGGGCCGGAACGTCTATACGGCGCTCAACAGCGGAACCTCCGGTACGACGACTCCTCTCTGGCGTTCAGGCGGAATCATGGGCGTGGGCGCCCCCGCGAATACCATTCCGCCGGCCCGCGTAGGCGACGGGGCGGGCGTCATCAACACCACAGGCACGGCGATCTGCAGCACCAATCCGTGCACTTCCCAGATAACGATTACCGGTTCCACAGCGGGCATCGTCCCAGGCATGCTGGTCACCGGCAACTCCGGTCTGGATGCGGAGAGCGCGGGGAACAACGGAGTTCTGACTCCGCTCTGGACCGTCATGACCATCAGCGGTAGTGTCGTGACGCTGAACCAGCCGATCAATTTCTATGACGTATGCGATTTTGTGGGCGGTGTCTGTCAGCCCGCGCCGCTGCAGTTTTACCCGCCGGGAGCGGTGATCTGGTCGGATCAGGGCTATACCAACATAACGAACGCGTCCAAACAGGCTCTGCAGAACTTCGAAATCGACGATCTCAAGATGACCGTCTCGACCGAAGGGGGCGGCGTGATCGTTCTGTCTCAGATGCTGGGAGTGATCTTCCGTAACGTGGAAATGGAAAATACGGTCGGCAACCAGTGGATGGTCGATGGCGCGAACCGGAATGTTCTTTTCGACCATGTGAAATGGACTTCGCCGGTGAATCATGGCGCTGAGTCAGGGGCGGGCGGCCAGATCGCTTACAACACGGTCAACTTCGAAGTCAGAAACTCGGAATTCTTTACCCAGGGCTGGATTGACGATCCGATCTGGTGCGACGAGTACTCGGCCCAGGTGAACCTGCACGACAACCGTCTCGGCGGAAGTGCTTCCGTCGCCGCCACCACGTTCTGTTTCGATTACACCGTTCACCATAATCAGATCGACATCGATGCGAGCGCCAGCACCACCGGCGGCGGCGCGATTTCGTTCGGCGGCTGCTGCGGTTCGATCAGCATCCCGAACATGACCATCGATGACAACGTGTTCAACATAGCCGTGAATCCCGCTGTGCCCAGCGCGGGCATGTATGTCGCGGGGACCAATATGAGGTTTCACCACAACACGATCAATTACACCGGCGGCTATGTTCCGATAGATCTCACCGGCGCCGGGGGCGATTTCAGCGACAACATCGTCAATTCGGACGGTCCCGTGGGCGTGTACATGGGTTCTTTCGCGCCGAACTGGACACTGACCAATAACATCGTCACCCGCACCAATGCGATTACAGCGGTGGGTCTGTCAGTTCTCAATTCGAACTCAGTCGCCGTTTCCAGCGTTCAGAACGGCACAATCGTGGCCGGAATGTTCGTGGCCGGTTTCGGCATTCCACCGGGCACCTTCGTCGGGCCGAGTCCGGGATCGAGCATAACGCTCGTCGACTCGACGGGCGCGTCGGTGAATAATTACGCCGCACTGAGTCTGACGCCGCTTGTCTTCGGCCTCGCGGGCGATCAGATGTTCGATAACAATAACGGCTTTGAATTCATTGCAAATGCCGTCGTAGTCGGTTCCGGTCCGACGATTACGGGTAACACGATCGCCAATTTCAAGAACGGCATTTTCTTCGAGATGAACGGGGCCGACTTCCCGAACAGGGTCATCGGCATCAACAATTTCAACAATACGAGCCAGGCTTTAAACGCAGGCGTGGTCAACCCGATGACCTATGGGCCTTTGAGTTCGATCAATTTCAACGCGCCGTTCAATCCCCATTTCTCCTATCAGTTCTATGGACGCACGCACCTGTGGGCTTTTGGGCCGCAGTTGCCTACCAATCCGCTCGGGATCAATCCGAATACAGGCGCTCCTGTTGACAACAGTGAATCGCTGAGCCTCGACAGCAGCAGCTTTAACACCCTGGGCATTCACTCGGGCGTCGAGACCAACCTGGTGATCCGGTTCAGCACGCCGGGCTATCAGACCACGATCGCGCAGGGCTCATTGGCTCCGGCCTCTGCCGGTGGTCTGGCTTTCGGCACGATGACGCTCGGTTCTCCCAACAGCACGCAGGCGAACCGGTTCGGGATCTCGTCTCTGGGCGTCCAGGTACTGAGCGGCGGCACTTATATGTCGAACGACGGATCGTCCGGCGCTACCGACACCGTAAGCACGGGCAGCGGCACCTCACTTTGCACGCTTACCTTCAAAAGCGGACTTTTCGTCGGGGCGGCAGGAGCCGGTTGCGCGATCACTGTATTCACACAGAATCCCACCGGCGCAGTCTTCAATTCGCCCACTGTGCCGCCGGTGCAATTGCCTGTCACCAGCGTCAGTTCACCCGGTCAGCAATGACTCCGCAGCAACAGCAATTCAGGCCGTACTTCGGGCGCGCGTGGCAGTTCAAGCTGACCACGGGCACGGGCACGGTGACCCTGTCGAGCAATCCTTCCGGCGAGAGCCTGCGAGCCTCTTTCAAGGTCTCGACCCAGCTGATGGCCGCTTACTCTGCCGGTGAGCTGACGATCTGGAACCTGAATCCTCAGACCGCGGCCAGCGCGGTCGCATCGGGTTCTGTGCCGACCAGTCAGCTCTGGCAGTTCTATACGAGGGTGCAACGCGGCGACACCGTAGTGATCAGCGCCGGTTACCGGCAAACGTCGGCAGGCGCGTTCTCGCCTGAAGCCAATGTCATTTACGTCGGCAACGTGCTGCAGCCGATCTGGACGCGCGAATCGGTGGTCGACTGGAGGCTGACGCTGCGCTGCACCTTCGGCTTCCTCGGCGATGCCCTGAATTACGCCAATGTCTCGCTGCCCTCGAACGTCAGTTACTTCCACGCCGTGCAGCAAATTATGGACAAGAGCGGTCTTACGGCGCAGAACGAGACATCCATCGATCAGGCCGGTCTCTCCTCAATCCTGTTTCCGCGGGCGCAGGTGCACTTTGGCCGTCCTTACGATTTGCTGGCTGAGATCGCCCGGGACAATAACATGCTGTTCTGGGTCTCGCCGCACGGCGGCGGCGGCGGCGTGAACCTGCGCCAGGTCAATTTCGATCCCAACACCGCTCCCGATTGGGCTTATAGTCCGCCCGGTGTGCAAGCCACCATGCCGAATGGCGTTGTCAGCAACGTCATCAAGCAGACTATTATCGGCACGCCGGAACAAACGCAGGATGGACTCGATTTCCGGGTCGAGATGGACGCGCAGCCGCTCATCGGCGACACGGTCGGGCTGGCTCCGGGGACTCTGGTCAACCCCTTTCCGATCAGCCAGGGAGTCACGAAGACCGCGGCATTGAATCCGATCCCGAACAGAGCCGGTGTCTATCTCATCATCGGGCTGAGCTATGTCGGGGACACGCGCGGCCAGGACTGGTACACGGAAATTCACGCGGTCACTTCCAATTTCTGGGCGCAAATCGTCGAGAACGATAAATCAGCACCGCCGGCAGCGAACTAACTCATGGGCGACAATCCCGTCATTCCCGATTCGGGCACTCCCACTTTCACTGTTGACGTCACCGCGCAAGCCGATCAGGATCCCGGGCTTCCGATATCCCAGCGCATCCTGCGCTCGATCTCACGCTTCGATCAGCACGCGAAGAAGATCATGCAATCGCTGCGCGTGGCGATCCCGGCCATTGTCGAAGACTTTCAGCCCGGGCCGCCGGCGACAGTCTCGGTTCAGATCGCGATCAAAGAGCCGGTCCAGATGAACCTCAACGGGCCTGCCGGGCCGCCGATCGATGTCAAGGTCGTAAAGCTGGTGCCGGGACTGATTATCGAATCGATCCCGGTCGTTCTGCCCTCCGGAGGCGGCTGGTCGCTCACTCTGCCTATCGTGAAGGGCGATGAATGCCTGCTCGTCTTTGCTGACGCCTGTATCGATTCCTGGTGGCAGTCGGGAGGCGTACAGGCTCCGATCAGCTTCCGGCGCCACTCACTCTCGGACGCGATGGCGATCTTCGGCCTGCGCTCGACACCGACCGGCATCACCGGCTGGTCGACGGACTCGGCGCAGCTGCGCAATGACGATCAAAGCGTTGTCATCGATCTCGGTAACTCGGGCGACGTCTCGATCACCGCGTCCGGCGCGATCAACATCAAAGCTTCCGGAAACCTGTCCGTCGAAGGTGAGACTGTAGCGATCAAGTCGACCGGCGGGCAGACGACGATCGACGGCAAACCGTTCCTGCCGCACGCTCACTCGGGCGTGCAGTCTGGCGGGTCAACCACAGGACCGGTGGTCTGATGCCTTCGATTCAGGTACGCGCGTTGCAGAATGGCGATCCCGGCCGGGGCCAGTCTCTCGCCAACTTCATCTATGACATCGAAGCGGTCGCCCAGATCATCGGGACCACGCTCAAGCTGCTGCAGGGCGAGTGGTGGGAGTCGCTCAACACCGGCACGCCGGTCTTTCAGTCGATCCTCGGCGTTCCCAACACCACCGATGGCGTCGGCCTCATTCTGAGGCAGCGCATTCTGAGTGTTCCCTTTGTGATCGGGGTCCAGAATCTGGTGGTCACCTATGGCCCGTCGACGCGGCATTACACGTTCTCGTGCAGCGTGATCACGGCTTTCGGCACCATCGGCGTCAGCGGCACTCCGGGCAATCAGGCCGTCATCAACCAGCAAAGCAGTGCGCTCGCGGTCTCACCTGCCCGCGCGCGCCGCCGCTGAAAGCAAGAAATATGGGATCTTACGTTCCTCCTTTTGTCGGTCCGGCCGGCCTGCAGATTCCGCTCGAGCCGGAAATTCTGTCGAACCTGCTCACTCAGTTTCTGGCGATCTATGGCCAGTCGAACTATGTCGGTCCGGACACCGCGGACTATCAGGACACGTCGATCCGCGCGCTGCAGTACTCCGATGCGAACGCGGCCATGCAGCAGGTGTTCGTCTCGCTCAATCCGCTCTATGCCACCGGCGTCGCGCTCGACAATTGCGGCGTGCTGATCGGGACGGCGCGTAAACAGGCGACTTCGTCCACGGTTTCACTGACTATCACCGGCACACCCGGCGCGATCATCAATAACGGGCTCGTACAAGACCAGGTCGGCAATTTCTGGGCCTTGCCCGTCTCGATTCAGATCACCGGCAGCGGCACGGTGCAGACCACGGCTACCTGCCAGCTGCTTGGCATCGTCACGGCGGATCCGAATACGATCACGACCATAGCCACGCCCACGGCGGGCTGGACGAGCGTCACTAATCCGGTCGCCGTCGCAGTCGGCGGCGTGTATCCCAATACGGCGGGCCTGCCGGTCGAGGCGGATTCGCAATACCGCGCCCGCCTGCTGAGCTCACAAGCTCAGCCATCGCTTACTACTCTCGCCGGCACCGCGGCGGCAATCGCCGCCGTCCCCAACGTCACCCGGTCTCAGGTCTATGAGAATCCGACGAACTCGACCGATGTCAACGGGATCCCTCCGCATTCGATCTGCTGCGTCGTCGAAGGCGGCGATCCGGAGGCCGTCTGTCAGGCGATTTACGACCATCGCGGCATCGGCTGCAACACGTTCGGCGGGGCCACTCCGATCACGCGCTCGATCGTCGATCCTTCGAACGGCGGTATCAGCCTGCCGATCTCTTACATAGGCGTGACCTATCTGCAGGTCTACGTTTCTTACAACATCCATCCGTTGAGCGGCTACACTTCGGCCGTCCCGCCTGCGATTCAGGCGAACGTGCTGCTCTATCTGAGCGGGCTCAGTATCGGCGAGGACGTCTATGCGGGCGAGCTGATCAATGCCGCGCTCGATGCGCGGGCCAATCCGGAGAATCCGACCTTTGCCATCCGCAGCCTGAGTTACGGAACGTTCGCCGTGGGCACGCCGTCGACCGCTGACCTGAACGCGCTTAATCCCGTCATCGTCGTGCCTTCGACTATCGGCCTTATCAACGGCCAGGTCGTGATCGGCGCGGGGATCCTCCCCAATACGACGATCCTGCAGATCGCCGGTCTGAACGTGACGCTCTCGCAGGCTCCCGTCGTGACCGGCGTCAACGTGCCGATCAGCGTCGTCAACGTCAATCCGCCCGGGTCGGATATCGTGATCGGCTTCGCGCAGGCGGCGCAGACTAATTCCTCGAACATCATCGTCACCCTCGTCTGATGTCTTCGCCTCTGGTTCCCAATCCGGTTCCGCCCGCGCCGTTCGCGCTGCCGAACAGTTACTATCTCAGGCTCGTCACCTCCGAGTATCAGGGCCCGGCACCCAACATGCTCACGTGGCTGAATGACAACCTGCAGTATCTCGAGGACGTGACGGCGGCGCTCCTCGAGATACTCAACGCTTACTATCTGCCGGCCGCCGTCGGGGCGCAGCTCGACGTGATCGGCGTGATCGTCGGTCAGACGCGGCTCGTCGGCTTCCAGCCTACCGGACTGAATTCGGTTGCGCCGGGAGGCGGCACTACCACAGGCAGCGCCGGGACAGGCTATATCGTCGGGGATATCGTTACGGTCATTCAGACCGGCGCGCAGAATGGCACGCTGCGGGTCACTGCCATCGGCTCAGGCGGATCGGTGAGCACGATCCAGATCGTCAATCCCGGCAATGGCTATTCGGCGCTCGGCGGGCCCAGCGTGCCTACGTCGGGAGGACACGGCACCGGCTTCACTTGTGTGATCGTCTCGACGATCAGCCCGATCCTCGACGACAATACTTACCGGCAAGTGCTCCAGTGTCGCGTCTTCCAGAATCACTGGGACGGTCAGATCGGCTCACTCGGTCCCTTCTGGCAGACGGTATTCCCGGGCGGGACGATCACACTGCTCGATCACATGAACATGACCGCGACGGTCACCGTGGGCGGCGATTTCAGCTCGATCCTGATCGACCTGATTCTGAACGGCTATATTGTGCCGCGGCCGCAGGCAGTGCTCTACACTTACGCGCTCGCTACGACCACGCTGCCGGTCTTCGGCTTCGATGAATCGACGCCTTATGTCGCCGGTTTCGATCTTGGCCACTTTCTCTGAAAGGACTTTGAACCATGGGGCAGTTTTTACAGTGGAACCCTTCTGAAGCGAATCAGGATCCGGACGCTGTCTATCAGACCGATCCGCTGCGCGTCAATGGCATTGCGACCAATGCCACATTTCCTTCACCCACGGCGAACAAGCTGTTCTATCAGCTTTCGACGTTCGTCACGGCGCTCGCCCAGGTGATGGTGGCCAAAGGTTACACGATCGATGACGCGTCGCTCTCGGCGCTTGAGACGAACCTCGCCGGCATCGTCACCGGCAAAGACAATCCTACTTTCAATCTTCTGACGGCCGCTTCCATTCTTTCGACCACCGGCCTGCAGTCGTATGGCGGCGTCGAATCGGGCGAAGTGGGCGTGCAGGTGGGTCAGTTCGCCTGCGTCGACGTGAGCCTGACCAAACGAAGCGGCTTCACCGGCACGCTGGCGCAGGCCGTCGCAGCGGGCGCAAGCGTAGTCGGCGGCATCATCGTTCCCTGAATCCAAAGGAGCTAACTCAAAAATGACACCTTCGGTTAATGCGCCGACGACTCCGGTCGTGGGAACCAACGGCGGCAAGATCGGTGCAGCAGCAGTCTGGACCGGCACAAACGTTCTGGGCAATGCAACCGATGCTGGCTTTGTGGCCAGCGGCTTGAATCTGGTCGGAGCTGTTCCGGCGCTCAATTTTATAAGCGCCACAACCCCTGCAACGTCATGGCTGCAGATCGTGGCAGGGGCCGGCGCGTCTTACTGGATCACTCCAGGCGCATTGCAGATGCAGGCAGCGGGTGACATTCAGTTCAACCTCAACGGAGTTCTCCGCTGGGATATCAGCAATGGCTACGGCGGCGCGCTGATACCTGGAGCTGACAATGCTAATCCGATCGGCGTTACCAATGCAGCGGGAGTCAACACGATTTCACCCTCTTATGTCTCCGCTTACCAGTTCCGCCCGGTGACCGCCAGATCGACCATCAACGGTTCGACGTCCGGAAGCATTGTTGTCACGAATCCCTTCACGGGATCAGCGAACCGAAAGGTAATCATCGTCCTGCAGAATCTGACTGGCACGGCCAGTTTCAGCTTCTCTCAGGTCTGGAGCTTCCTGCCGGGAATCTTCGCGCCGACGACGGCGCTCGCTGCCGCAGTTACATCGCTTACCACTTCCGGCGCCACCATCACCGGATCCGGCACGTCGGGCGTGATCATCCTCGAGGGCTTCTAAAGCATGACCCAAAAACGGGTAATATTATTACCGCTTTTCGGCTTACTGCTGACTGCGCAGACGCCTTTGCCGCCTACGACGCCCATCGTGGGCACAAATGGCGGCCGCGCCGGGACGTTGCCGATCTGGACCGGCCCGAACATCCTCGGCAACGCCTCGCCCTCGCAGCTTTCCGCCGCTGTCGCCAATCCCAACATTCAAATCAACAGCGCCAATTACGGTCTGGTCACCGTTCCGAACGGCATCGCTGACGGCTCGCTGGCCTTTGCCTCCATGAATGATGCGTGTGTGCGACAAGGCTCAGGATCGGTCGTAGTGCAGGCCGGGTCTTTCTCGAATGGCGCTATGGGGCCGATCATCGAGAATCCTTACTGTCCCTGGACGGGAGGCGGTCAGCGCGTCACCATGATCCAGCCGTCGAACGGCACGTCTTCCACGGTCTTTCAGGGCGCTGTCGCCGGTTATGCGGGAGGCGTGATCGTCAATCGTTCCGCCACGGGCAACACCGGATCCAACTCTTACATCGTCTCGACCGGCGTCTCGCATATGACCGTTTTCGGGAACGGTATCCATGCGACCGGCACCACGCCGTGCATCGAGGAGTACGGGATCAACCTCACGCATGAGGATCTCGAAGTCTTCGGCTGCCGCGCCAACGGCCTCGAATACGACTACAATCCCATGGCGGCCGAACCGCCCTCCGTCGCCCTCGCCGGCTCGCATGAGAATCACGTTCACCGGCTGAATATTCATCACAACGGCGTGGACGTCACCAATAACGATGCCGTCATCACGCCGTGGGCTGTCGGCCTGTCGATTGACGCGGACGCGGATCAGGACGTCGGGGACATTCTGGTCTATAACAGCGCCTGCCATAACCTGTTCCTGGGGCACAATGCCGCCGCTGTGATCGGCGGCGACTTCCATCTGTTCGCGCCGGGCGTCGGCTGCACCAACCTCGTGGAAGAGTCGGCTTCCAACCAGATCCATACCCTGGCAGCGGAAGGCGGGCAAGGCACGGTCGGCGGCGGCTACGCGGTGTGTCAGATGGTCATCATGGGGCTGGATAATCAGCTTACCGACCTCTATCCCTTCGAGCCCCAGGTCGAGAACAATGCCACCTGCGGCATCAAAGCCGGTCAGTCGAATGGCGAGATTCCCTATCCCGGCCAGTGGTGGCAAACCCTTGCAGGCGATGTCTCGACGCCGATTGTGACCACTGCGACCGGCACGATGGGGACCAATACGCTCACCATCACCGGCTCGACTGCCGGCATCGTCAACGGCCAGTTTGTGCTGATCGGCGGACGCCCGAATAACGGCACGGCGGCTTTGACCACCGGCACGATTGCGGGCACCACGGTTACGCTCAGTTCGGCGCTGACTGCGCCGGTCAATGGATCGGTCACCTTCGCCAATTCGGTGACGCAGCAGGTCGCTGTGCTGCAGTCGAGGATGAGCTACCTGGCCACCAATACCTTCGCGCCGCAGGGCGGTTTCTGGTTCGACAATATCTTCAATTCGGAGGTCCGGGGCCTTACCGATCTTGCCTTTAATCAGTCGGGCGCGGCTTATGTCAGCGGCACTCCCGATCAATCCAACAGCTTCGCCATTCAGGGCGCGGGTCTGACCTGTCCGGCGGGCTCGGCCTCGCTTGCGCTCTGCGGCGGCGTGCAGTTCTCGGCGGGCGGCACGTCGATCCTCAGTCTGACCGGCACCAGCGTGGCCCTGCGTAACAACCTTGCATCGGGAATCCTCGGCATTTCGAACACGTTCCGCCTGGTCAGCATCACGGAAACGCTCACCGGGAATGGCCAGACCATTCAGGTCTTCGGCACTTCCGCCTATGAAGGCATCATTGACGTAACGCCTCCTGCAGGCGGCGCCACCGGCACGATTCTCGCTCCCGGCGCTGTCGATGGCCAGCAGGTCGAGGTCTGCGACGTATCCGCCGCCGATCCCATCACCTTCGCGGTGCAGGCTACCTCACATATCGCGGTTCCGAATACCATCGCGTTCGGCACCTGTTCTCTCTACCGCTGGCGTGCGACCGGCACGTTGTGGTATCAGGTCCCTTAGTCATGCGCCAGGACAAGATATTTCGAACCGTCCGGTTCCTCCGCTATTGGGTCTTGCGCGGCGCGGGTCGCCGCTATCAGGAAGGCGAGACAGCCGAACTGGTCGACTGGCTCGCCCTCAAGATGGTCCTCGATGGCGTGGCGGAGTTCGTGCGATGAAACTGATCGAACAAGCGAAGGCGCTGGGAGTAAGAACCTGGCTCTGGTCGGCCGCGATCGGCCTCATGTTCTCACTATTGGGCGTTTCCGCGGCCTGGACCGATGGCTATGAGAAAGCGCAGTCGAGCGCCTATAACGAGACGCTGCGCGGGCTGCTCATCCTCGCGCGCACGCCGGGCGAAGTCGGCTTCATGCAGATGGTCACCACCTGGGGCGGCAACCTCGGGCGGCAAAACGACCGGCTGATGTATGCGCTCCAGCATCCCGGGTCTTACAAGCCTCCCGTTCCCGAAGCAACCCCGGATGAATACGCGAAGGCGCTTGCCGAACAGCTGCGCAAGCATCCTCTGCCGCCGACCAGGGAAAAACGTTAAGATGGAACGCGAATGGATCCAGTGGTTCCCGATCCCGACGAAGCACTGGGAAGAAACCTGGCCGCAGCCTACCTCGCCTATTTCGAGGGCGTGAGTCTTACCACGGCGCGAAAGAAGTATATCGGCGAGAAAATCGGCGCATACCGGACCGCCCGCGCGCCGGTCGTAAGAGCGGATATGACCAGAATGACGGAAGAACGTATGCGGGGCGTGCTCGACCGGGTGGATGAGCTGTTAAACAAACCCGTACAGTAATCAGTCCATCTTCTGCTGCTGCTGCCGCCGATTGCGCGGGAACGCGTGGGTTATGGCCTGGCCGGCTTCGCAGGCTTCCTGTTCGTAAAGCGCGATCTCCTGTTCGGTCAGCGCCTCATCGGGAGACGGCAAACTGACGATGATCGAGAAATCCTCACCTTCCTCAATCACCAGCTGGATCGGCTGGGCGGCGAGTTCGTCGTAACTGACGTGGATCGAATCGCGGCCTTCCCGGCGCATGAGTACCCCCAGAACGGCGAACGCGAACTCTTCGTGACTAGGCATATAAGGATCCTTGAGCGGCTACAGCTTCGGCTGTAGCCGCTTTTTCTATTTCAAACGTGATTTCTACCCAGGGGAAGATCTGCACCAGCCAGAAGCCTTTGGCCGCGGCCATGGCATCTTCGGGCGTCTTCGCCGTGGCTACCGCATAAGGCCCATGCCGCCGAGGATACCAGAGGTGCTCGTGATAGACGCCGTAATCGCCCGGTTTCAGCTTCGGGCCCATATCCCAGTCCTGCGGCGCGTCGGGCGGGATCCGGTCGCAGTACATGCGCCGTCCTCCCGGCGTCGGACAAATGAACTGGTTGCCGGATGAATTGGAGCCTGTAATCAGGTTCTCGAACGTGGCCACCCAGAGCGTTACCTTCATGGCTCACCGGAAGGCCTTCGCGATGTCAGCCGAGAGACTGCAGAGCGCCGCGCCGATCACGATGCCCAACAGCAGCAGATAGCCTGCGATCAGCGGAGGAGCGTGAACCTTGCGCTTAGTGCTGATAGGGCGGCGTCGCCGGCGCGTGCTCTTTGGTACCGGGCGCCGGCTTGTAGCCCGTGATGTCGTATACCGACTGGCAATCCACATGACTTCTCAATTCGAGAACCGTCGCCATCTTGTCGGCCTCGTTCGCCTTCGCCAGCGCCGTGATCACGCCGTCCGTGTCGCCGCAGACATAGACCAGTCTCATCGCCGTGCGAAAGTCTTCGCCGGTCATGGTCATGTGATCGGCGGGAGCCGGTATCTGATGCGGAGGCGGCAGATCCGAGTGATTGATGCCGTTGTCAGTCAGCTGGGCGAACAGCTGTACCGCAGCCAGTGCGATCAGCGGGTATAGGACTTGCCGGTTCATACTTCGGGATAGCTGGCCGCCGCGCCCGCCGGATCGGCAGGCGGAGCCGCCGCGCGAGCTCGCCGCCGCCGCTCGGTCTGTTCTTTCGAACGCTCGACAAACCCGGCGTTCTGATCGACCGGCATATTGCGCAGCGCGACCACGCAGGGCTCGCCATTGACATGCGTCTTCTGATCGTTAAGCATGTCGATTCCGGCGTCGCATGACGGGCATCCGGCCGAATCCGCCGCCAGAGGCAAAGGCAGAGGATTCTGTTTGTCATCGACTTTGGTTCCACTCGCGACGTCGACGCGCTCGCCGCCGGGGAAGAGTGTGTCCTGTTTCGCCGCCGGCACATAGCCGATGGTCAGGCGGCACTTCTGGGCGCCCATCATGAACTCTTCGAGCTTGCGGCAGCCGATCTCATCGGCGATCTCGGCCTTGAAGCGCACTTCGAGGCGATGGCCCTGGCCGCGCTTGCCCTCGATCTCGAGCGAGACGATCTTGAACTTGTAAACCTTCGCCGTCTGGACCTCGGTCTGCATCTTGCGCAGATCCTTCTCGTTGGGACTCATCTCGATGATGGTCGAGGCCAGCTCGCCGTGCTGAATATCCGGCTCCGTAGCCTTGGTCCAGTCGGCGATCTCATCCCATCCCATCGCTTCGATGACGTCCTGAGTGAGCGGGGCGGAGAATTTGGCGTAAGCACCGTTTTTGCGGGTGCGGCCGAAGCCTTCGAGGAGGGCGTTTGTAAAAACGATTTTACTGTTGGGCAAAGAGGTTTCTCCTGTTTGCCTTATCAGTCTACAGGGTTGGCACCGGAATTACGCAGGTTTTTCAGGCTTATTCACCTAATTCCCGCAATGGTATGCGCATTTCCGGGTGTTCCAGGATGCCGTCCGGCAGTTCATAGCGGCGATCGTCCCGGTAAAGCCAGGCGCTGCGGTCAGTCGGATCCACCAGCCAGATGCACTCAATCCCCATCGCGCGATAGTCGGCAATACGCCATTCCATTTTCCGCATGGTGTCCGCGGGGGAAAGAATCTCGATCACGGCCAGCGGCGGTTCAGTGACGATGCTGCCTTCAGGTTGATACCTGCAGATGGTGATATCGGGTACGCGGAACCTTGTCGCGCTCACCTGAACGCGTTGTTCCGGCAAGCTGTATATCTTCCATTCTTTCTCGCGATCCATGAGGTATTTCAGGATCAAACCAGTCAGCCGCGCGTGATCTCGTTCGCCCAGATTTCTCTCCTCGACAGTCCCGTCGACGAAGTCACGGTCCCCGTCCTCATAAGACGTATGCAGGTATTCGTAAAGCGCAGCTTCCATGGTGGTGGTGCTCATTTGTGGCTGACTTCCCATTCGATCCGCAGCGGCCCGAGTTGCAGCCAGAAGAACGGCTGAACCTTCGGATTGGTGGCGCCGTCGTAACGGGACGCGAAGACCGATCCTGACTGCACCAGTTGCCAGCTACCCCGGCGGAAGATCTGCAGCTCGATTCCGAACGGCAAGCGGTAACTGCGGGGGCACGGCTTTACCTCGGCGCATACGGACGAAATCATAGAAGAACCGCCGTCCGCAGTCGAGGCATACGACTGACGTCACCCGGGCAAGCGTCTGCGGGAAAGTGGTTCGCTGGTGTCTGCAGAACCAGAGCATACAACCGATATACGAAAGGTATCAAACCGCAATTTCCTGTTCGGATCAAGAATGCGCCCTCAATACGGATAATTCGATCTCAGTCAGATCCCAGGCGGCGAGAACCACCCAGGCGTCCTTGCCGATGCGCTTGAGCAGATAGGGATCGCGCGGGATGGCCTTCCAGTCCGCTTCCCACAGGATGTGGTACTTGCGCAGATCCGGGCCGGATCCGGCAGGCCGGTATTGCGGGGGAATGCGCGGCAATTTCGCGTGCAGCGTGCCGCGGTACATGACGCGCTCCGTCTCCGGCCACGGAATCTCGAAGTGCCATTCCGCGGCCTTCGACCGGTGCTCGTTGCTGAAGATCACCCTGTCCGAGTGCCAGGGATCGCAGAGGCACACCTGCTGGTCGGCTGCCATGATCGCGAGGCGCGGCCGGCCCAGCTGGTCGACGCCGGCCTTGCGGATCGCATCGTTGACGCTGATCACGGTCTTGCCGTTGGCGATGGCGCGATAGACGCGGGCGATCTCCATGTCGAGCTTGTCCCACTTCGCCCGGTTCGCCTTGTATTCTTTGAGCGCGGCATATGCCGCACTCTGCGTAACGCTTGTTCCCAATGCGAGGACGTTCAAACTGATTCCTCCTCTGATGGTGGCCTGACGGTCACCACGTCGAATTGCGCTTCCGCCGCGTGTTCCATGTGGTCCGCGACTACGGCATCGTTCGCGATCAGAACATAGACCTCGCCGCCCGTGAAAGTGAACCTCCGCCGGGCGTAGGCATGTTCGGTTGTGGTGACGGCGCGGATGTCGATAATCATCCGCATCACTTCCCGGCCGAGATTGAGGCAGGCCTCGTCTTCGCGCGTCATCGGAAATCAGCCTCGCACATTCCGAGATTGGCGAGCGTGTCGCCCTCGCGATCCTCGCGCGCCTGCCGCTCGTAACAGGGCCCACAAAGCTCGTCGCCCTTCAGGCACGGCAGTCCGCAGTGATTACAGGGCCAGGTCTCAGGCGGCGGAATAGAAGCAGTGCTCACAGCGGTCCTGTCTCCCGTTCCACGATTTCGAGAATGCGCCTGAAATTGCTGCGATTGATCCAGCGGCCGCGCTGCGACCATCGCCAGAACAGGCCGATCAGATTCCAGCTCACAGCGGGTTCCCTTCGCCGTCCACTTCGTTCACCCGGACGCCGTACTGTTCTTCGAACATCTGCCGGGCGACGGAGGCCATAAGCTCACAATTCGCCTTCGTCGGCGGCACACCGGCCCCCAGACACATACCCTCCAGATCGAGGTGCATGTGCTCATTGGCGTCGACGTAGACGCCGTCCGAGATTCTTTTCATCCCGGCAGCCCAGTCCGGCGTCATAGCGGTTCTCCCGCGATGGTTTCTCTCATCACCCCGGCGAAGGTAAACCGGCAAAGATAGATTTTCTTGCCGAACCGCTCGGCCTGCAGAGCCATCTGACTCTGGATGTCTTCGCGGGCTACCTTCGGCCCTGCGGAGACCAGGGCGATGAAACCGGCCGGGACCAGGCCCTGTTTGAGCCCGATCTCGCCCGATCCCAGTTCGTCTTCGCCTACCCAGGCGTAGAGTTCCACGCTTTTCAGGCGTTCCGGCGTCATGTGGTCCTTGCCACCTTATCGAGAATCCCTGGTACAAGCGCATCGGCGCGCATGAGAAGGTCGACGGCTTTTATAACCCTCTCGCGGCCTTCCGCGCACAAAGGCGCGAGTGCGTGCAGGATTTCGAGCTGCGCCTCAGTCTCGCGAATGGCGGCTTCGGCCTGGTCTGCCATTTTATGCCCCCAGTTCGCGCTGCAGGTCAATGAGAACGCTGTCGTAGCGTGCCGCCGGAACGAGGTCAACCGCTTCCCATCCGATCCCGGCCAGGACCATATCGAAGCGCATCGGAAAGCGATCCCTGAGACTCTCGCACATGGCGACAAAGGTTTGCTTCGCCGGATCGGTCTTCGGCGGATCGGTCTTCGGCGGGTCCTGTTTCGGCTCGGTTTTCGGCGGATCCGCTGGCTTCGCTTCTTCCTTCGGCGGATCGGGCTGCGTTTCCGACTTGCGCTGAGGCATGAGGATCATGGAGCGGTGGCGATCATCGCCGTTCTCGTCCTCATCGTCGGCTGTCGCTTCCATAGCGCCCGGATTCAATTCCATGGGCAGTTCGACCGAGAAGGCCTGCCGCTTGCCACTCTCGGACATCTCATCGAGGTGCTGCGCGATCGCCATCTCATAAGAGGCCGGCGCAAGCTTCAGGACGCTTTTGAGCGGCGTCTTGCGGCACATCCAGTCGGGACTGTCCTTCCACGGGCCGGTGAGGATCTTGTTGCCGGCGCCGTCGAGCACAAACTCCTTCGCGCGTTTGTCTTTGTTGTAGCGGGTCTGGAAGGCCGACTGCGAATACTGATCGCGATGCGCATGGACCTGTTCGACGGTCCAGTATTCGAAGTTTCTGCCGCCGTCTTTGAGCAGATAACCGGCCCAGTAGCCCTGTACCGGGCCGCGGTCGCCGGTGCGCGGCCACTCATGCTCGAGCAGGACTTCGAAGCCTTTCTTCGCCTTGAAGTGATCTTTCTCATGAACCGGCTGCGCGTCGATCATGGCGTATTCGCCGGTGTTCAGAGCCAGCTTCACCAGGCCCTTGTAACCGACCTGCAGCTGGCATTCATAGCCGCCCTTTCTGACTGCGCCACTCGGGAGTTTGATCTCCAGCTTCGAGTTCCAGAAGGGGATGAGATAACACTGGCCTGAGAGCCCGTCCGGTTCGAGACCCATGATGGACGCCTGCACCAGCGCCCCGGCAATCGAGTTGATGGTGCACTCTTTGAGCAGCGCAGAGCGCGAGACCGCGGTCATTCCCACGCGGATCATACGCTCGGGCGTGATGTGCTTTGGAAGCGCGGCCGCGATCTGGCCCTTGTACTTGAACCGCAGCGATTGCAGGCTGTCCACCTGCGGCGACTGAGGCGGAGGCGTCGGCTGTTGTGTTGCCATGTGTTGTTATCCTTTCTTGCGCTGGCTTACCGTAAAGTCGACGACGCAGCGCATACCCGGGACGTTGAATCCGATAGGTTTGACCGAGTTCGCGTACTTCGCGATGGCTGAATAATCTATTGTCACCCATTGCGGCGACACCTTACCGTCGATAATCCCCTGCAGGAACACTTTCAACGCGGCCAGTTCGCCTTTCGGGTCGTACAACTCGCCGGTGTATTTCGGCGCGGCTGACATGCCTCTCGGCAGCACAATCGGCGGCGGCGCGGGTATCGGCGCGGGCATCACAACCGGCTCCTGCGGGATGACGATCCGCTCCGGTTCGGGAATCGAAGCAAGGATGTGCTGTTCGGAGACGGACTCCGACTGGTCAATCAGCCGCTCAATGCGTTCGGCGTGATCGCTGAACATCTCTTCATTCACGCGATGCTCGAGGACCTGATGTTCCGCCCGCTGCTCGATCTGGCGTGAGCGTTCTTCCTGTTCGCGCCTCAGCCGGATATCGCGCTGGCGCTGTTCCTCTTTGAACTTCTCCGCTTTCAGGAAGGAATTGACCTTCTGACTCAGAATCCGGTTCTCCAGTTCGAGCGGATCCATGACATCGTGTTCCTGCTTCAGGATGAGGTTTTTGGTCTTGTTGATATTGGCCTTGATCTCCTCCCAGTTGAACAGGCGGCGCGATTCGGATTGCAGGATGCGGTTCGCGTGCAGGCGCTGGCCTGCGAGATTCAGGCTCTGTTGATCGGTGACTTCGAGCGCGATCGCCGCCATGACGCGCGGCGTCGTGTTCGGAGCCTTGCCGGGTTCGGGCGCCACGGTCGTAAGAATGACCTCTGTTGTCAGCTTATCGACGTCTATGGCCACCAGTGAATCAGGTTCAGTGTCTTGTGTCGTTTGTGTTGTCACTTCGTCTCCTCGGGAAAAACTGTCTTGCGAAACCGTGCGATGGCGCGTTCGAGCGCCGCGAGGCCGCCCTCTTCTTTCGAGGCCACCAGTTCGAGCGAGGGCAGGCCGGTGTCAATCGAATGCTCGACCTCTTCCCGCGTGGCCTTGCGGCCGTTCGCGTACCATTCCACCGATTCCGGCTCACCCATCTGAATCAGATAGCCATGATTGAAGGGCTTGAATATCTCGTAATGGCGCGTGTTCCAGAGCATAGCCACGCCTGGATTGCGCGCCAGCACGAAGCCCGGCGACTTATGCGCCAGCTTCGCGTTATTGACCAGCTCATCTTCCCGGCGCACCTGCCGGGGATTACTGAGAAACGGGCAGTTCAGGGCCGACCACAGGGCGCAGTCATAATGCGACGGCGGCTCGGAGCTGGTGCGGTTGATCCCGCACATCGGGCCGGCGACAAAGGACTTGTGGATGCCCAGTTGCCCGCCGCAGACCCAACACAGCTTCTGTCTGAGCGCCATGACGAGCTTGTCCGGATTCATCAGCCGGAACTCAGGCTTGCCGTCCAGCCATTCGACAAACCACGGCACCGGACCGTGGACCGGATCAAACGGCAGGGCTTTCATTCGTTCGGGAAGCGTTTCCAGATTGATTGTCATATCGTGATCCTGCAGAGCGGGCAGTGTTCGCCCGGTGGCGGCGGTTCTCGTCGCGGCTTCGACATTTGCTCACCATTCAGCCAGGATTTGATCCAGCCTTCAAGCACCGGCCCCATCTTGCGGCCCTCCCGCGCCAGCCGTGACTGGAATTCATTCAGCAAAACTCTTTCGATCCGGAATCCGGTTTGCTTCGAGTCGTCTCTTAGTCTGGCCATTTTAATTGTCCTTTAAACCATAGCCTGTTGTGCCCATATAGCCTGTTTTTTTCGGCTTTCGGTGAGCGCCCAGAGGAACGTATCGAAGTGCTTGCGGAAGGTTGAGAACGGATACCAGTGCAGCTTGAACGTACCGTCCTTTTTCAGCTGCACAACCAGACGGCGATAGCCGTAACAGGCATAAGGGCCGACGCAGGCCTGCGCGTAACTGGCCAGCTGCGGCCCCCAGGACTCGGTTTCTTCGCCTGTCTTCCAGTCGAGGATCGTCCTGTCGGCGCCCCGGTACAAACCCTTCACGTCGAGCATGCCGATATAGCGGAAGCGCGGACAATAGACAATGTGCTCGATCAGTTCGGGAACAAAGCCCGACTCGATCATGAACTTGCGCCGCGCGACCAGATAAGGCTCGATCTCAGGCGCTACCGTCGCCGGATCGAGGTCATCCTCCATCTCATAGTGGATGGCGCGATGCACCGCCGTGCCGCGCTCCTGCGCATACTGCAGGACGTCTCGCGGCACGCGTGAGAAGTCCGAGATCCCGGCGTCTTCGAGCACCTGCGTGGTCGAGCGCGTTACGCTCCCGTCGACCGTGTAGATATGGCCAGCGGGCCGGAATGCGATTACCGGATTGTCGATGCGGGGATCGACCAGCATTTATGCGGTCTTCTTCTGTTTTCGTCTGTCGAGGAACTCGCGCAGCGCCTGGCTGACCACGTACTCGCGGTCCATATTCCCGTTGGCCTTGCAGTAGTCTCGCAACTCATCCACCAGATCCGAAGGCAATCGGGGATGGATCCGCTCCAGAGTAAGCTCCTCTTTGTTCTTTGCCATGCAGCCTCTATCCTATTACGCACCTGGACATCAAGGCAACACAGAAGTAAACACTATGTTATAGTTACCAACGATGTTTTTAAAGGGAGAGAAAAGCTTGAAAAATAGCCACGGACAAGGAACCGAAACTGAATGGAGTTAACGTTAAATGAACAATAACGCATCCCGATTTGAGGCAATGGCCATGCAATCACTTCTGCCCGGTTTAACATTCGCGGTCGAAAGCGCGCTCGAACTGCTGAATACGACTCGCGCTGTTCTCGGGCTCGAACCTGTACTGATCCGGAATGGCGACATTCGGGAATCCCGGCCAAGGCGCGGGCGCCCTCGCAGAGCAGCCGACGAACCCGAAGTGCAGGAGGAGTCAGAGACGGCCGAGACTCTCGCAGTCGTCGCAGCGCCGCGCAAAGCCAGAGCAAAACGGAAACAATGGACGGCGAAGCAGCGCAGGGATATCGGTGAACGCACCCGGCAACGCTGGGCGGCGATGCGCGAAGCAGGCATCACGCCGCGCAATAACTCGCCTTCAACCGCCGAGGTCGAACGCGCCCTCAAGATCATCGAGCGAAGAAACAGGAAGTCCACAGCCAAGGCCGCTTAGAAAGGAACTCTATGAACCGTGTGAACATCGAACCCAAGCGACAACACGCCGTGCGTATTTCCAATCGTCAGTACGGTCAGCTTCGCGCGATCCTGAATTCACCGAACGCGACCGCGGGCATCGAGGATATTTCCGCCTTCAACCAGCTCACTCTCGGCGCGAACAAGCGCCGGGGATTCATCGCCGAGACACGTCGCAAAAACGGCATTACTCTGACCTTTGAAGGCCGTCAGGTACTGAAAGCGTTCGATCAGGCCGACTTCATGCGCAAAGTGGCGAGCCTGAATTTTTCCTCTTATCTGAGGCTGGAGCCGCGCATGATTCACTTCGCGCCGCTTGAGCGTAAAACAGCTCAGACCGCGAGAGAGTATCAAGAGGCCCGGCGCGCGACTACTGCGGCATAGAAGCGAGTGAAGACCATCTTTTGTTGCGGCTGTCAGCGCGAGATCGAGGCGCGGCTGACATACGGGGCCGAGATCTATCCCCACCGGCGCGATCTGTGGCTGCTGCCGTTCTGGAAGTGCGACGGCTGCCAGAACTATGTCGGCTGTCATCACAACTCACGCCAGCCGCACAGTCCACTGGGTAATATTCCGACCGCGATCATGCGGGCGCTGCGCATCGAGATCCACTCGGTGCTCGATGGCTTATGGAAGCACAAAGGGTTCCGCCGCGGCGACGTTTACCGGCGTCTTTCGCAGCATATCGGCCGGCCCTACCATACTGGTGAGATAAGAACAGTCGAGGAAGCCCTTGCCATAAAGGGTTTCCTCGCGGACTTCAGATGATCCTCCGTGCGCGGGATGTCGTGTTCGTCCTGGTCGCCGTGACACTCAGTCTCGCGATATGGGGGATCATCTGGCTCGCGAAACATCCCTGCACCCGCTCGGTGACGCATCGCGTCTGGGTCGATCAAATCACGACTTACGTGGATACCGGCGGCGGGATGATGAATGCGGACGGAGAGTTTATCCCCGGGACGGGAATCAAGGTACCCTTCACGACACCGGCCCACTTCGAGGATCAAACTATCTGTATGGAGCGCCGCCCATGAGGAGTTACACCTACAGGCGCAAAGGAAACCGGCTCATCGACGGCGATACGCCGCCGATGCCGCCGCCCACGCTTTCTCCCGCGCAGGAGAAGGCCGAACTGCTGCGCCTCGCGCGGCTTTGTGAAGAGGGCTGGTCGACGATGACGGCGATCCCGCTCAAAGCCCCGCCGATGCCAAAGCGCAATTACCCGATCCCCGAACGCTGGCGGAGAGCTGTGTGATGCCACCTGTAACATCGCATGTTACGCCTTTTCAGGCGATCCAGGTCCTGTTGTCATTACTCAGCCTGTTCTTTATTGTGATGGCGGCCTGTATCTCAGTCCGGGCCCTGCGCACGCTGAAAAAATTCATCAGGCTGCAGGGCCGCATCAACGATCTGACGGATGAGCGGCTGCAGATGCTCGAACGGGAGGAGTACCGGTGATAGCGGTCCGTGTGTT